ACAATAGTTCAAGCAGATATTGGTAATCAACAACAGTCTAGCTTTTCTGCTTGGAAGCCTAACATCAATTACAAAAGAGGCGTTTACGTTCAGGTAGATTCAAAACCATATTATGCAAAAGTAGATCATGTTTCGTCTGCTAGTTTTACTGATGATTATTTATCAGCCACGCCCACTTTTTCAAAATGGTCGCTTGGAAGTAATTTAGGTTACTCTACAGTAGGATTTCCTAAAGACTTCTTTGGTAAAAACAAAGTTTTGGTTTCGGGATCTTTAACAACAGCTCATGTTGTTGACGCATTTAATTCTATCGGAATTGAAATGTACGAAGGACCGGGTCCTTTGGGTCAAACTGATCTTCGGAATCTAGCGGAAATAGATGGAATTGGTTACAGCGGATTAATTTATGGAACTGGTTATCCAATTGGATTCTATAATTTAGACTTGAGCACAAGTCCGCAAAACTTAAATTCATTAGAACCCGGTGGTCTTTATGTATTAAGTGGATCTGGTGTTGAACCTAAGTTTTACAAAACAATAGCGACCAAAGAAGAAGAGGCGAATCTTTATGGGATTGTTGGACTAGAATATCATCCAAACAAAGAAGATTATGTAGAAAGAGAAATTGATGATACTTCATCTACTATCTATGTAAAATCACCTTACGATATTATTCTGAAACCAGAAGAGCCAACGAACCTGCTTTACAATGGTATCTACGGAGGAACGGGAATTTCTTTATCTTGGACTGCTTCAACAACTGATGTTGCTGATTTTACTGGATATAAAATATATGTTAGCAGACCAGATTACTCTACTACTCATGATTCAGCTTTGACTGAATTTTATTTCGTTCCTAAAACAGCGTTGAGCACTGGCATTCCAATCAACGACATTTATGGTCAATACGACATTGATGTTTACACGCAAGGAAAAGCGCCGTATAAATTCTTGTCTCGTTCTGCGGCTTCTAAAACATTCCATGTTCTTCCAGCATCGACGTTAACAGTTTATTCTGATGGAGCTAACCGTTCAGTGGATAGGGTACTAGTGACTGGAATGAGAGTCGATACGGCTGACGTAAAGAGTTTAGGATATAATGTGATTTGGTATCCAAGAGAAGATCAACCTGTAGCAACTAGACAAACTACATTGGTCGGATACGGACAAGGTAATTTTACCTCTTCCGATGTCACTTTCAGATGGAGATATATAGATCCAACAGGAGGAGTTATTTCCACTGTAGAGAAAATGCGGAACAATCCTTTCATGTCGTTCCCGCCGAACGTAAAAATTGAAGTATTAGATATAGGCGGTAACGTTTTAGAAAGCGTAGAAAATTATCAAGGATTATCTTACAGAATCGACCAAGACGCTAATAAAAGATTAACGAGCAGAGAAACGGTTGATTATAAAAACGTCCTTCCAACTAGAAATCTTTCTTTAAGAGTAACAGTTAAAGGAGTAAATGACTTAGACAGTTACGGCAGATATAATTCTTTTAATGTTTTGCCAGAATATGATAATATTCAAGTGATTGATTCTTTCCAAGACTCTCCTTATTACGTATTGTCTGGATTCTTCGGAAACACCCAAGGAGTTAAATTGGCTGTATGGAATAGCGGTCAGGATAACGTAGTTACTGGTTCTGGAATTAGAGGCGCTGATTCACTATTAATCAGAAGCGAAACAGGAGAAATAACATACGAAAATATTGTAGAAGCGTTTAAATCTGCTGATGGATTTGACGGAGTAGGAGAAGGCTCTGTCAGAACTGTCCTAGCAAGGCCAGCAGGAGATGGCATTACGATCAATTATAGAGGTTCTGATCCTGATTATACTGCCTACGTCAATTACTACGAAGATTTGGCTAAATATTACGACAACAACGTTAATAAATCAACTTCAAAGGAAGTTTGGGGTCAAGAACATTACAGCCAATACGGACTTAACGAAGGCCGCGAATTATTTAAGCTAAACGATGGAACATTCGGCGATGCTGACTTAAATCTAGTACCTTCCGATAAGGTAGGATTCTCTGGATTAAGTATTACGGTGTTTCCAGAAGCTGTGTCGTATAACGAACTTGTATTTAACTGTCATTCTCCAACATCAAACAAAGACGTATATAAAGTTGATATATATAGTGGCGATTCTGCTGCTTTCACACCAGATACAACTGATTTTACAAACCTTCATAAAGAACAAGGACTTAATGAAACTAGAGCTTATGTAAATACTATCAGGCTTTCAAGTTCAACTATCGAAAGAAATAAATGGTACTACTTTAAATTTCAACCTTATGATGATTTCGGCAAAGGGGTAATGTCCACTGTCGTTAGCGGCTACCTAGAAGACAAAGTTGATAAAGCTCCAATTTCAAAACCTGTTGATTTCCGTTTAAATGGAGGCGCTGATCAAAACGATGAGATTTTAGCAAGTCAAATGGCTCAAGCCAGCAATAAAAATTTAAAATTTAAAATTGTGAGCTTTGGAACTGATGTTAATTGGACTGCGTTAGGAGCTACTACAGTACTTATTGGATCAGAATTTAAATACTCTGGAACAGCTTATAGTGGAACAGGCGGAACCGTAAAAAGAGTGGAAGAAGTTGTAGCTTTAACAGAAAAAGAAACCGAGGCTCTTTTAAATATGAAAGCGGAAACAAAATCTACTGTAACAGTACCAGAAGACATAGAAGAAGGCTCATCATACAACATGATGAACAACGGAAAAGAGGATATTTATATAAAAACATCCTCTGCTGCTGGTTCTGCTGGTGGCAAAACAATAACTATTCTTAAACCCGGTGAAAGAACCGAGATTATTAGAATAGGAGATGAATGGATTGATTCAAGAGGCGATAATCTTTACTTGGATTAAAGCTTAATATCGAAAACAGATTCATCCATCTTGTTATCTACGCCTTTAACGTAGGACGAGATTTCTGTTTCTTGAGGCGCAACTTGAATCTTTTTGCTATCGTAGAAGCTGTTCAACCATCCAGAAAGAGGATTAGCTTTAACATTATAGATTTTCTTGTAACCCATAGAAGTTAAACGGTTATCAGCAAGCCATTCAACGTAGTTCTTAAGAGAATCAGGGGTCAAGCCAATCAAGCTGCCGCGAGAGAAAAGGTAATCGGCCCATTCTTTTTCAGCGTCCACTGCCATACGATAAGCTTCATAAACACGGTCTTCATTGTTCTTGATTATTTCTTGAAAGCCTTCTTTTGGATTATCTCGGAGAATTTTAAAGATGTTTTGCGTGATAGCAACATGGAGATTCTCGTCTCTGGAAATCAAGTTGATGATCTTTGCGTTCCCTTCCATCTTGCCGCGATAGCCGAAATAGAACGAGCAAGCGAACGAGACGTAGAAGGTAAGACCTTCGGTGATTTGGGTAGCCAACAAAGCATCAAAGATTTGCTGTTTAGGATCGCTGCTCTTAGTATTTAAGAGCGCGTCATATCGGCTAGAAATAGCTTCTGCGCGTTTAACAATCTCTTTATCTTCTAAGATGGAATCAAAGAACTTAGTAGCATCAGGATGTACGTTTTGGAGAATGTAAGTATAGCTATTACTGTGAATAGTTTCAAAGAAAGACCATACATTCATGCAAATTTCAAGCTCTGGATTGCTAACGTAACCAGCAAGAGAATTGATACTGCGCGAAAGCATAGAGTCAGTCATCGTCTGAAAGCGAAGATTGCTATCAAAAACGAAACGCTCTTCTGGAGACAAGTTCTTGTAATCAGCGGAATCTTTAGTAAGATTAACCTCTTGTGGTCGCCAAAAGAAGTTCATCTGTTGATCGTAAAGATCATAGAACTTTGGATACTTCAAACGGTCATAACGCTGAATAGCTAAATCTTCGCCAAGAAAGATCGGCTGTTTAAGAGAGTCTGTGTTAATGGTATTTAATACTGTTTTCATTTTTTATAGGGTGCAAGCTCCACTGGAGCAATTATCTGCTTCTGCTTCTGGTTCTACTTTTTTAACTTCTGTTGCTGAACCAAGTACGGTTTGTGTATCGCCGTCAAATGTGTTTGTATAGTAAAGATTTTTGATACCATACTTATAAGCCAACAGGATATCACGAACAAGATCGGTTTGTGGCGGAACTTTGTTTGGGTAATTGGCTGTATTGTAATACAAGTTCGTTGACATACTCATATCTACGAATTTTTGAATAGCGGCGGCTACTTTAAGATAGCCGTCGTTGTTTGGCATTTCGGAAGCGATAGTATAGTGTCTCTTATGCTCTTTAATGTTTGGAACAACAACAGATATAACTCCAGCTTTTGAACGCTTAAACGAAATAAGCGAGCGAGGAGGCTCAATCCCATTTGTGGAAGATTGAATTACGGAGCTAGATTCAACAGGCATGATAGCTGTTAAAGTGCTGTGACGCATACCGTGTTGAGCGATTTCTTTACGAAGAGCTTCCCAATCAAAATGGAGCTTCTCGGTAACGAACTCATCAACGTTCTTGCAGTAAGTGTCAATTGGAAGAATTCCTTGAGAAAATTTAGTAAGATGAAACTTTTCGCACTTACCTTTTTCCTTGGCAATCTCAACAGAAGCTTTGATAAGATTATAGCTGATAGACTCCATAAGCGCAGCAACCTTGTTAGGAGCTTGCTTATCGAAGTATTTGATTTCTCGTTTAGCAAGCCAAGCAGCTAAGTTGGTAACGCCAACGCCAAGACTACGGCGCTTCTTAGCAAAGTTCTCTGCTGCTGGAACGAAATAGTTTTGATGGTCAATCAATTCTTCAAGCATACGAACAATAACATCGCACACTGATTCCATTTCATCTTCTGAAATTTCCAAGAGGTTAACGGCAGAAAGAATGCAGACGCCAATTTCACCATCTTTGTCATTAACATCTTTGATTGCAGTTAATGGATGATTAACTTCCAAGCAAAGGTTAGCGGTATCAACTTGTTCAGTCCAAGAACCATGAGAATTAGCATGGTCAACATTCATCAAATAAATACGACCAGTCTCTACACGTTCTTTAGAGAATAAGAAAAGAAGTTCTCTGGCGTTAACGACCTTTTTAAATTTAATTTTATCGTTCTTTTCAGCAGCTTCGTAAAGCTCCTTGAAACCTTCCATACCAAAGTTATTCCAAAGTTCAGGAACTTCATGGTAAGAAAAAAGAGTTACAGTCTTGTTAGACATAGCGCGATCATAGAACAAACGATCAAAGCCAATGCAGTAATCAAGTTTGCGAACACGATTGTCATCAGTGCCAGCATTGTTCTTGAGAACCATAATGTCTTCAATGTCGTGATGGAACCAAGCAACGTTAACTGTTGCGGAGCCGCCGCGAATACCGTTTTGATGGCAAGATTTAACAGTAGATTCAAACATCTTCAAGAACGGAATTGGGCCAGTATGACTGACCATGCCGCCTTTAACTGGGCTGTTTACGGCGCGAATGCGGCTGATATTCATGCCGATACCGTATCGGTTGGCAGTTGCTAGACCAACAGCGGTATTATTGCCGAAAATCGAATCTAAAGTGTCGTCAACAGTGAACAGGGCGCATGAAGCATAAGACTTCAAAGTGGTGCGAACGCCCGCCATAATTGGCGTAGGAAGATTGATCTTGTGTTGGCTAAAGTAATTATAGGCTCGCTTAACGTATTGAAGTCTATTTGACGTATAGTTCCTAAACAAAGTCATAGCAATAAGCATATAAGCAAATTGCGGCGTTTCATAGATTTTCTTTGTAGTACGGTTTTGAACTAAGTATTTCTCGCACAACTGTTTAATACCAGCATAAGTGAACGAAAAATCACGGTCATGTTTTAGATACTCGTCAATCTTGTGGAACTCTCTCTCATCGTACCATTTAAGAATGTCGGCATCATAAATGCCAGAAGAAATGTTTTCTTTAACGAAGTCGATAAGCTTTGGAGCATTTCTACCGCCCCAAACTTCTTTACGAAGTTGATAGTTCTGCAAACGAGAGGCTACATATTGATACTGAGGCTTTTCCTCAGAGATCAAATTAGCGGCAGACTCAATCAAGGTATTGTGAACGTCTTTGGAAGATATTCCATCAAAGAAAGATAGGTTAGCATTAATCCCCACTTCTTCAAGAGAAGTATCGCTAATACCTTCACAGGCCCAAGCTAAAACTTTATTAATTTTGTCAGCATCGAATTTTTCAACTTCGCCGCTTCTTTTCTTTACGTTCATGAATTTTTTCATATTAAAACCAAAATAGGTAAGATAATTTACAGGTTAAACAGACGTTAATGTTAAACAAACTTCTTTAAGAAACTATTTGTAGTTCTTAACGAAATTGAGTGTATCCACATTGAATCCATTGTTCATGTAAAACATCTGGACTCTAGGGTCGCCGCCATGACTAATGTAGGAGCAGTTTAAGAAGTCAAGGCTTCTTTGCTGAATAAATTCTTCGACAGCAGAAATTACCTTAATACCGTCAAGATAGGACTTTCCGCA